TAAAATTGATGTTGGATATCCTGATTTTAGAGAAGCTAATAGATTATTTTATATTTATTGGGAAGCGTGTAAAGCTGATAAACGAAGTTTTGGAATTTGTTATTTAAAAATTAGGCGTTCTGGGTTTTCTTTTATGGGCTCCGAAGAGTGCGCCAATATTGCTACCATTTCTAAAGACGCGAGAATAGGGATTCTGTCTAAAACAGGAGCAGATGCTAAAAAAATGTTTACAGACAAAGTAGTTCCTATTACTAATAATTACCCCTTCTTTTTTAAACCCATTCAAGACGGAATGGATAAACCTAAAACTGAATTAGCGTTTAGAGTTCCAGCTTCCAAGATTACTAAAAAAAATATGCACCTTCAAGATGAGTTTGAAATGGATGGCTTAGACACAACAATTGACTGGAAAAATACTGACGATAACTCATATGATGGGGAAAAATTATTATTATTAGTACACGATGAAAGCGGAAAATGGATTAGGCCAAATAATATTTTAAATAACTGGCGAGTTACTAAAACGTGTTTAAGATTAGGAAGCAAGGTAATTGGAAAATGTATGATGGGCTCTACCTCAAACGCATTAAGTAAAGGTGGGAGCACTTTTAAAAAATTATATGAAGACTCCGATATTACACAACGAAACGCAAATGGTCAAACTAAAAGCGGATTATATAGTTTGTTTATACCTATGGAATGGAATATGGAAGGGTTTATAGATATATATGGAATGCCTATTTTAAATAAAGTAACAAAGCCTGTGTTAGGGATTGATAATGAGTACATTAAGATAAGTGCTGGAGAGTATTGGCAAAACGAAGTGGATTCTATGAAACTAGACGCAAATGCGTTAAATGAATTTTACCGACAATTTCCCCGTACTGAAGCTCACGCTTTTAGGGATGAAAGCAATCAGTCATTATTTAATTTAACTAAAATATATCAACAGATAGATTATAATGACTCTTTGATTATGGAGCAGCATATTTCTGTGGGAAATTTTAGATGGAAAGACGGGATTAAAGATACTGAAGTAATCTTTGCACCTAACAACAAGGGAAGGTTTAATTTAACGTGGATTCCTGAATATGGATTACGCAACAGAACTTTATCTAAAAATGGAATTAAATATCCAGCTAATGAACATATTGGGTCTTTTGGATGTGACTCATATGATATTTCAGGAACCGTGGGAGGTAAAGGGTCAAATGGAGCTTTACACGGAATGACTAAATTTAATATGGATAAAGCACCTAGCAACTCTTTCTTTTTAGAATACATAGCTCGACCTCAAACAGCAGAAATATTTTTTGAAGATGTATTAATGGCTTGTATATTTTATGGTATGCCATTACTTTGTGAAAATAATAAGCCACGGCTTTTATATCATTTTAAAAATAGAGGATATAGAGGGTTTAGTTTGAATCGCCCCGATAAAACATACAACAAATTATCTAAAACAGAAAAAGAATTAGGAGGCATACCTAATTCTAGCGAAGATGTAAAACAATCTCACGCAGCTGCAATTGAGTCTTATATTGAAAAATATGTAGGATTAGACTTACAAGGCTCATTTAGAGCGGCAGACGAAATGGGAGATATGCTTTTTAACAGAAGTTTGGAAGATTGGGCAAAATTTGATATTAATAATAGAACTAAATTTGATGCTTCTATTAGCTCGGGATTAGCTATAATGGCTAACCAAAAACACCTTTACACACCTGTTAAAAAACAATCAAAAATAAGCATTAACTTTGCAAGATATGCGAATAAAGGAGTATATAGTGAATTATTACAATAAATGAAAGATATTAAAATAAATATATCCGACACGAGTTTCCCAAGTCAGTTTGTTTCAGATTCAAAAAAAGCCACTGATGAGTATGGATTAATGATAGGACAGGCTATTCAATATGAGTGGTTTAGAAAAGATTCAAGTTCGTGTAGATATTATAGTCGATGGCGAGACTTTAACAGATTAAGGTTGTATGCGCGAGGAGAGCAGCCTATAGCCAATATAAAAATGAATTAGCGGTTGATGGAGATTTATCTTATCTAAATTTAGATTGGAGTATTGTTCCTATAATCCCTAAGTTTGTTGACTTAGTGGTAAACGGAATGAGTGACCGATTGTTTAAGGTAAACGCATACGCTCAAGATGCTTTATCACAATCTAAAAGAAGCAAGTATCAGGATATGATAGAAGCGCAAATGGTATCTAAAGAATTATTAACTGTTATACAAAAAGGCACAGGAGCTAATCCATTTACTATGTCTCCTGAAGATTTACCTAATTCAGACGAGGAGCTGTCATTATATATGCAGCTTAATTATAAACCAGCTATTGAAATTGCTGAAGAAGAAGGAATTGATACTTTGTTTTCTATGAGTCATTATGATGATATTCGTAGACGTTTAGATTATGACCTGACTGTGTTAGGATTGGCTTGTGCAAAACACGAGTTCTTACCTGGAGCTGGGGTTGAAATAAAATATGTAGACCCTGCTAATTTAGTTCATAGTTATACTGAAGACCCACAATACAAAGATTGTTTTTATTGGGGAGAAATTAAAACTATAGCTATAACCGAGTTAATGAAAATTGACCAATCTTTAACTAAAGAAGATTTAGAAGAAATAAGTCAGTATAGCCAAATGTGGTATGATTATTTTAATGTAGCTCAGTATTATGAAAATGATATATTTTACCGAGACACTTGTACGTTAATGTATTTTAACTACAAGACTACAAAAAAATATGTTTACAAAAAGAAGGTAAATGAAAATGGGGCTACACGCATAATAGAAAAAGACGATTCATTTAACCCTCCAGAAGAAATGATGGAAGAAAATAATTTTACTAAAATTAGTAAAACTATTGATGTATGGTATGAAGGGATTATGGTGATGGGAACTAACATAATGTTAAAATGGGAGTTAATGGAAAATATGGTAAGACCAAAATCCGCATCTCAATCTGCTTTACCAAGTTATGTAGCTACATCCCCGCGTATGTATAAAGGAGCAATTGAATCATTAACTAAACGTATGATTCCATTTGCAGATTTAATACAACTTACACATTTAAAATTACAGCAAGTTATTTCTCGTACAGTTCCTGATGGAGTTTACATAGATGCGGATGGTTTAAATGAAGTAGATTTAGGAACAGGAAACGCTTATAATCCAGAAGACGCATTACGTTTATATTTTCAAACAGGTAGTGTAGTGGGTAGAAGTTATACTCAAGAAGGAGATTACAATCAAGGTAAAATTCCAATTCAACAATTAACTTCTAATTCAGGAGCTAGTAAAACTCAAATGTTAATTACGAATATGAATAATTATATAAATATGATTCGTCAAGTAACAGGGTTAAGTGAAGCGAAAGACGGAACCAAGCCAGATTCTAATGCATTAGTAGGAATTCAAAAGCTAGCTGCATTAAATTCTAATACAGCCACACGCCATATTTTAGACGGCTCATTATATTTATATCGAACCTTAGCCGAAGGATTATCTTATAGAATGGCTGATATATTAGAATATGCAGAGTTTAAAGACGAATTCTCTAACCAAATAGGAAAATATAATGTTTCTATACTGGAAGAAATGAATGAGCTGTATATATATGACTTTGGTATATTTATTGAAATTACTCCAGATGCGGAAGAAAAAGCGCAGCTTGAAGGTAATATACAAATGGCATTACAGCAAAAAGATATTAATCTGGAAGATGCAATTGATATTCGAGAAATACATAATTTAAAATTAGCTAATCAGTTACTTAAAATGAAGCGTAAAGCTAAAGAAGAAGCTGATAGGAAATTTGAAATGCAAAAACAACAGCAGCAAGGTCAGCTACAAATGCAGTCGCAGCAGATGGCTGCAGAAACTGCTATGCAAAAAATACAAGCTGAAACTCAAGCTAAAATACAATTAGAACAAGCTAAGATAGCTTTTGAAATAGAAAGATTAAATGCCGAAGCTCAACTAAAAGGAACGCTTATGGAGCAGGAATTTGGATACAATCAAGAGCTCCGCGATATAAGTGAAAGAGGGTTAAAAGATAGAGAGTTACAACGGGAAACCTCTAAAGCTGAAAGGATTAGTCAAGCTAATACTGAACAGTCTAGGCTTATAAACCAGAGAAGGAATAATTTACCGCCTCAAAAATTTGAATCTAATGAAGATAGTTTAGATGGATTTGATTTGGCAGAATTCGAGCCTAGATAGACCTACAATAAACAATAATTAAATTACTAACTTTGTAAAAATTAAATCAAATGAAATTAAAAGTGAAAGAAGTGTCTGCAGAACAAAAGTCTGCAGCACAAGTAGAAGAACAACTACTCAAAGAAAACGAAGCAAAACAAAGCGAACAACAAGTTCAAGAACAAGTTAATGAGGTTCCTACTACTAGTGAAGAAGTAAAAGGAGAGCCAACGACAGAAGCTCCAGTGGAGCTACAAGAAAAAGATGTTCTTGAATATATAAGAAATAGATACGATAGGCCAATAGAATCATTCGATGATTTAATGGCTAAGCGAGAAGAGAAGGAAGAACTTCCTGAAGATGTCGCAGCGTATTTTAAATATAAAAAGGATACAGGAAGAG